TTCAATTGCATCTATCGTGTGCACCTTGTCGTGCACGGGCTCAGGTGGTGGCTTAGGTCTAGGCCATGGTGGTTTCTTAGCCTTTACCTCTTGCACCTGGTGCACCTCTTGCACGTCCTGCACATCTTGCACATTTCTTGAATCTATTAGTGCAACTCTTTGTTCTGCCGCTGCCAGTGCACCGCTAATACTAATGCGCGTCTCAGTCACTTCTACAGCCATACGATCACCGTAAACTTTTGGCGCTAGCTTGGCCAGAAACCACTTACGTGTATCAACTTGCAATTGACGCTGCCTAACTAACCCAGTGTCAGTAGCGCCATTGTCCAGCTTGTTAATTGGCGCGTCTGCTAACTCCATCACCTCATCTGCCATCTTATCAATTACAGCGGCTCTAGCACGCTCGTAGTGTTGCGATAGTAATACGTCCTCACCAACCGCCCGCAGAAAGCCCCAAGGGGTTATATCGTGCATTGCTGAGGCTTTGCGCAAAGACAACCCATTAGCCAACATCGTCTCAGTCACCGCCCATGCTTTAGTAGCCCTATCAGCTACCGCCACATCTTCTATTGCATAAGCCATAAACTTCCCTCCCCATAAACTCTATTGCATTGTCTGCATTCTACCTCGGGACTATCAATCCATCAATTTTTCTTCAACCAAACCAAACCAGGCCTAAGCCATCAATCAAGATCAAAGATCAAAGCCAAAGCCTAAAAACCTGCATTGCATCGCCCGCACGCATTTGCACTTCTGCACTTCTCTTAAGAGAGAAGTGCAATGCATGCAACTAATGCATGCATTTGCCCCCCCTTTGCACTTATGCATATGCAATGCATATGCAACTAATGCAACACCCTTCTATCAACATGGTTATTACATTCTAAGGGTTAACACCTAGAATTAAATGCGATAAAGTCTATTGCATGTGCGATAAACCCTGTTACAATCCATTCATGCGCTAAAGTTTAAGGCGCTAAAAAGAGCATTAAATTCTAGTGCACTAACCAACTAAAGGATAAATCATGGCAAGAACTCATTCAAACACATACAAGGTAGTTGCATACACTCGTTGCGGACTGAAAGGAACTTATCAGCGCATCATTGCCTGTAACGCCACTAAAACCAGCACAATGAAAGAGTATGCGGAACATATGGCACGGTTCCCCGCTAGTGCACCGTCCAACTATTCATACGTGTATTTGTACCAGGACGATACGCAAGTAGAAACCTTGGCCATATAAGACAACCCTACTAGTGGCCTACACCATAGGCCACTAGTGGATGCTGTTTTGAGCATCAATCAACCAACTAAAGGTAAATCATGGCAAACACAATCACGGTTAAAGACCTACAAGCAGTAGTAGACCGCATAAACAGAGTCACGGGTTCACCGATGACAGAGTACACGTATAAGCACATTGGCGTGAAAGGCGAACTAGTTGCCAATATCGGCAACTACCATTTGTCGAGTGCATATGGTGGTTATGCACTGCACCGCATGTGCAACACTGGCGGCGGCACTGCTAACGTCAACAACTCGGGCTACGTGACCAAACGCGCACTGTATGACCTTTTGCATATGTATCTTGCGGGTTATAACGCGGGTAAAGGTGAAACCGTATGACATACATCCAAAGACGTGACAGCAACGGGTTAGAAACCGTGGATCAATTTGAAACCATGAAAGAAGCCAAAGCCATGCTCGCAGAATATCGGTTAAGCGATACCTACGGCCACTATTACCTAAGTAGTCGTGCCTGCAAAGCATGGGGTATGTGAGCATTTAGCAGGATAACCCAGCTAATAGACCATTGTTATGGTCTATTGGATGCGCTATTAGCATCATCAACCCGTAACAGTAAAGGTAAATTATGGCAAACGTAAACACAACAATCGACATCAAAACCTTAAAGGCTTTGATACTATTCGCAGGCCACAAAGACATTCGGTTTTATATGAACGGTTTGCACATTGAACAGGGTGCTAATGGCACCTTGGCAGTGGCTACAAACGGCCACGCTATGGCAGTGGCGCGTATCGATAGCGATTGCTATGCACCAGCCACAATGATTGTGCATCGGCAATATATTGATGCAATCAAAACCAAGTACGCGGTAACGTTTGCGCAGAACGATGATGCTACGGTTAGCATCCAAACTGCCGATAGTAAAATCGCAGTTCCGCTAATTGATAAACGTTTTCCTGACTGGCGTAGAGTAGTGTCAGACAAGCAAACGGGCGAACGCGGGTATTTCCACCCAGACTATGCTGCATTGGTGGAAAAGGCCGGCCAAATTATCAATAAGCAAAATTTTCCATATCTCATTCAGCAAAATGGAAACAGTGTTGGCTACTGTAGCCTGGGTGACTATGTTCACGCTTACGTTTCGCCGATACGATCTCACTACAAGGAAAGAGTACTAGACAGTCCGACATTTGCATAAGAATTGGCGGCAACACTTGCCGCTCTTATCCTATACGCGCCTGCGGGCGCATCAAACCATTAACTATTGGAGAATATCATGGCCAAAATTACCTTAAATGTTTGCTACACGTTAGCAGTAGTTGTATTATTTTTGGATATAACCGTATGGAGAGTTATTATATGATTGACATGGATAATTATGATTGTGACGATGATTCAGACATCGACAACCCAAACCCAGATGACATGTGCCCCGCTTGTGATGGCTCAGGTGAAGGTCAATATGATGGCACTAGGTGCCAAAAATGCAATGGTAAAGGCGTATGCTAATAATTTTAATTTCATTATTACTTAGTTTATTATTTATTTAATTATTAACCATTAAAAAAGCCCCATTACGGGGCTTTGTTTATTTATGCAGTGCCATTATTTTGTCTTTGGCATCCTCAAAGCCATATCCGACAATCACTGTATGCCCTGCATTCGTTAAGTATTCTATCCAGTCCTTTTGCTCGGAGCTTAAACGGCCCCCCTTGCTGCGCTTCATTTCAACCCATGTATTCCACGTTGGCACGAATAAATCAGGTACACCAGGGCTTACCCCTTCACTTTTTAAAGCCATGCCCTGTGCCATGCTACGCACTCCACCATTTGGCACTGCAAAAATGCGCACGGTCGGATAGCTACGCCGAAACCAACTAACTAATCGCACTTGCTCTAAATGTTCTGATGGCCTGGTATCGCTCAAAATGGCAACTCCTCCGACCATAGGTCACAAGTGCCTATTGTGCGGGTAAACAATTCTGGCGGCTCGATGTCAAATTCAAGGCAAATCCCTGTTGCTTGGTTATAGTGGTCACAAGTGTGGCAGCACTTGGGCGGCTCCTGCCTGATGGCTTCGCGGTAAAGGGTAACAACTTCTGGCTCTGGGTATCTCATCTTAAAAGCTCCTATTAATCACTGAAAAAAACTTACCTTCGCGCTTGTATTCAATTGCGCCTGGTGGCTTGGCTTGGCTCATGCTATCAGCTTGGCTTTGTATGTCACTACAGCCATAATCAAGTAATGCGCATGATTGCTTGGCTAGTGTTGCAAGTAATCTGCGGCTCTTTTCGCCTGCATATCCGTCATGGGTCACGGCCAGATATTCGGTCACTGGCGTATCACTTAACCCGCCATAGTAAGTTACAGCTAACATCTCACGGCCTGATGCTTTGCTAATGTGTTTGCGCCATGTCCAGCTTGTAACATTTAGGTCAATGCCTTCAATCCCCATAATGTCCAAATTGTGCAACCTTAACGCGGCTTTCTCAACTTCGGGAAATGCAGCGCCACAAGCAGGACAAACCTTGCAGCTAATGTGCACAATCTCTTGGCAATTATCGCAAACCTTTACAGGCGCTTCGCCAATCTTATCGCCTTTTTTTGGTGGCGGCTTGACGGCTGTAATTGGGCCATGCTGGTCAACCACTCCCGCAAAATCTAAGACAAGACAATCCTTTTTATTCTCGGCTATCCGTAAACCACGGCCTGCCATTTGCACGTAAAGCCCTGGCGACATAGTAGGCCTCAACATGGCTATTAGATCAATTCTGGGGTGGTCAAAGCCAGTGGTTAACACATTGGCATTAGTTAATGCTTGGATGCGTCCTGCCCTGAATTCTGCAAGCATTTTTGCACGTTCAACGGCAGGGGTGTCGCCAGTAACGCAATCAGCGACAATGCCCTGGTCAATCAGGCATTGCTTTATGTGCTGCGCATGGTCTACGCCAGCACAAAAAAACAACCATGCCTTGCGCTCATAACCGATGCGGATTACCTCAGCAACCACGGCTTGATTTTTGTCGCTAGTGTCTACTGCGGCTTGTAACTCACTGTCAATGTACTCCCCTCCCCTTTTGTGTACGCCTTCGGTTGATAGTTTGGTACTGGTTAGCTTGCTCCGCAATTTGGACAAATAGCCCTTGTAGATCAATTCCTCAATGCTTACTGGTTCGATTAACGCATCAAACAACGCTGGTTTGTCCGTGATGTAGCCATGCCCTAAGCGGTAAGGCGTAGCTGTTAATCCAATCACGCGCAAAGCAGGGTTGATAATAAGCAATGCGGCCAGTAAAGACCTATACCCGCCCTCGTCTTTGTGGCTAACAAGGTGGCACTCGTCAATGATTACTATGTCAATATGGCCTATGTCTTGTGCACGTTTAGCAATTGACTGTATACCAGCAAAGGTTATCGGCTCGTCTAACTCTTTACGGCGCAAACCCGCAGAGTAAATGCCCATTGGCGCATTAGGCCAATGTTGGCGCATCTTTTCTGCATTTTGTTCTATTAATTCCTTGACGTGGGTCAACATCAAAATCCGTTGATCTGGGTACTCTTGCAAAATACCTTTGCATAATGCAGCCACAACGTGGCTTTTACCTGCCCCAGTTGGCAGCACCAGACAAGGGTTGCCCTCATTACCTGCTGCAAACCATGCGTAAAGCTGGTCGATGGTGCGTTGTTGGTAATCTCTAAGCATAAAACTTAACCAAGCGTTTGGCGCGGCGTATGGCTTCTATGATTGTGCAACCGTGCATTCTGTACATTTTATAAAGACGATAAAACAAAGTCATTTTGTTAACTCCAGTAATTGCTTGCTTGTATATACGCCCTCACCTTCACCATTGGCATATTCGGTGCCATTGATAAGGTACACGGCA